GATTACACCCTTAACATTTGCAGCTGGCTTCATAGTAAATCCTATGCCCAGGGGATAAACTTGACCAGTGATGAGTCGGTAGACTGGACGACCATCTTCGGTCTTCCCTTTACCTCCAAAGGCTCTCAGCATCCCTTTCATTTCCCTTACTTGATCGGGATCAGAAATAATTTCTGCGTCCTTGAGATTCTTACTGCCTACTGCGATTTTATATTCGCTAAACCCAATTTCCCAACTCGCAGAAACCGTATTGTGCATTTTGTTTTTTGGGTCGGTACTTTTCTCTAGTATTTCAAAAAATTCTTTGTCTACGGTCTTATATACCACAGCACCCAAAGCGATATTAAATGCATCTTTTTCGTTTTCATCAACATTAATCAAGATAGAGCTATCAGAGTAATCGCTAAAGCCAGCATTTACAATATGACCAACAACTTTTTTCTTGTTATGCTCGATATTTGTTGGTTTATGAATAAACTGCTGAACTGAATCGATTGCTGTTTTTGTATCAATCCCATCGCCATTCTTATTAAACTCGTTAACAACCGCAGCGTTAAATGCCACGCCCATCAAGTCAATATTCTTTTCTAAATCTACAGAGGTTGGTATCAACTCTCTTAAATTTTCAATATTAGCCTTACTTACATTAATGCCTGAAATTTCTTCGCAGGCTTTAATTTCAAAATCGAACTTTGCTGTGTACTTATGCATTCTTCTTGGGATCCTCGTGGGTATAGCCCATTTTTTTCATATCCATATGATCTTTGTAGGTTTTTGCTTCGTAGCTTTTGCCAGTTTTTGGATCATACATCATATGAGGCTTGAAATTCTTTTCATCGGATTCGGAAGCCTTTCCTTCTTTTTTCATTTTTTCTAAAATGGCTTTTTGCAAAGGTTTAGGAAGCTTTTTTTGGTTTTCAGTCAATCCCCCTTCTCCGACTTCATTCATCATTGCCCTCATTTTATCGTATTGCATTCCACAACTTTTGGCCGTAGACTCTTCGTCCATACCAGAAGTATCAACTAAGGCTTTGTCATCCATAGAGCAAATATTCATGTATGACTTGTACATAGCTTCTTCAGTTTTGCTGTATTTTTTCGCAATAGATATCTCTATATTGCCGTTGGAGCGGTCTACGCTCATTTCTAGGGGATTTTTGATTTCTTTCATTTTGAGTGATATAATATTGCTGATGGATAAACTTCTAATTTATGAGCGTCTGAAATTTCAAAAACACCGTTCAGGGTTCCCAGTCTTTCAATCTGCGCAAAATCATTTACACAAGAAATAATTGTTTCCTGCCAATTTTCTTTTTCTGAAGCACAAACAACAGATTCGCATAGCTTGCTCAGCATTTTTTCTTGATCTTCGCTTAATGATTCTGAATCAAGCTTTTCTAACATTTTTTCTTTTGCGATAGAGCTTAGCGCTTCCACTTCATAAATCGTGCCTTGAATATTTTCTCTTGAGAATTGATCCTTAGAACCCTCTGGCCTTCCAGCCATTCCACCATCTGGCTTCTTTTTTTGCTCGTTGGATTCTTCATCGGGTTCAATCATCGGAACTCCTCCAACTACTGGATTAAAGTAACCTTTTTCTCTTTGCTCCACGAACTTTTCTTGCGCTCCTTCCAGCTCTTCAGCAAGGGGAAACCTTCCAGTGTGAAATAAATCCATACCTTGTTCTGCAGTCATAACGCCCAACTCCATAAGCCTTGTAGCGACTCTCATAAGTTGAACTTCATCACGCAAATCTATATCTTTAAACTTAACAGTCGGGTATGATCTGAATCCTAAATCTTTAGCTATGCGTCTAATTTCTGGTTGTAGAAAATCTTGAATAAAAGCTTCACGAGCTTCTTTGAGCCTGTCCAAAAATACACGAGCTTTAATTTGAGCGCCATTATATTTGTCGTCATTAAGAATGATATTTTGCAACCCTTCCTTAATGTCTTTATTAATAACTTCATATTTTCCTGGCCCAACAACCTTGTTGATATCTGGGATAACAAAGTCTGCCTTTGTGGTATAGTCAGAAACTAAAACCCTACCGACAGATTCATTTTGGAAAAGTTTTTGCATCGCTTTTACATTGTTTGGGTTAATGCCCCCCTTGTCTGGTTCGGCACCCATCGTGATCATTAGAATAACATTTTCAACGGTTCTCATGATCGCTTGGTCCATTTTCTTCATTTCCATCTTGGCGTTAATGTCTTCAAGAACAGGATAGCCAAATGGAATAGCGAATGGTTCGTAATCTTGCTTTTTATAAAAGCTGTAAGAAATTTTATCGTTCTTTAGGTTAATTTTTAAACCATCTTTAAAGTATGCTCCATCCCTGATTTGCTGTTGAACTTCTGGTTCTAGCGCATCAAAGACTGCTTGATCGTAATCATTTTTGGGGTTAGCTAATCTTTCCATGTCGAACTCGGAAAGAATTTTTGCATAAGCTCCATCCTTCGTGTTAAATACGGTGCTGCGCTTAGCTACAATTTCAAAGGGGTTCAATACGACATATTTAAGAGGAAATTTATTTAGAGAAGGCCCTTCGGACACATTTTGCGAAAACTTTTTGTAGTCATCTAAGCTAAATTTACCATCAATGCGATACAAGAAAATATTTCCACTTCTATAGTATTCCCTAAAGTATTGATCTTTTAAATCCCAAATTTTGATTCTGTCTAATAGTTTTTCAAAAAAGTTTCTAGATGTTGCGTTGCCTCCCTCTAGATACAATTCCGAGTTTGCGAACTCAGACATCATGTCGATAGTATTTCTAAAGATCGGAACATTTGCATAAGCTTTTTGGCAAAGCTCAATCGCCTCTCTTACATTGATTCCGTCAGAAGAAATTTCATAAGGTAAAAGCCCGCCCCTAATTTGACTAAATTTATTAAGTGGACTCGTAACGGAGGATCTATTAATTCGCGTAGATGTGCTAGAGGACGACAAGTTGCTAATAGAACCAGATCGATTATACGACCCGTGAGAAACGTGATAGGCCTCGCCCATTGTTGCGGGCTCTACATCCTGTTGGGTCGCAGACGCTTCGTTAGAGACCTTTTGAAATTTGTTCCAATAATTAGATTTTTTCGTATATTTTCTTTTAGCCATCTTTTTTGTCCTTTTCTTTAAATGATGTTATGCATACCGCAATTCTCTGATTGATGTCTTTAAATTCTTCTTTCATCACCTTGTCGCCCAAGCAACGAGACATGAATTGTTTTTGTTCTTCCTTTTTTCCTGGTTTCGGTATCGGCATAGCTATTATAAAGTTAGTTACACTTTTTAAAAGTCACTTTTCGAACTTTTTAAATAAACATCGGAGTAAATCCATGGTTAGCTTCTTCGGGAATATTCATCATATCGTAATAAATATTCATACCCCAATTGCCTAGCACAATAGCGGAATAGGAGTCTTTTCTAGGTCTGTCTACGCCCTTTTGTCTTTTTAAATTGCTAGGAAGATCAAAACTTTGAGTTCCCCCAGCAGACGAAGTTACTTGTATAAGTGCGCATTCAGCTTTCGTTAAGTCTATCATATCCTTTTGATGTTCAATGAAGTCAATCATCTTTGCCCCAACATTCTTTTCGTCTTCATACTTTGAAAACTTTAATTCCTTGATCGGAATCTTTTTTGCTTTTTGCAAAGAATAATTATCATCCATAGCGGTCGCAGCAAAATATAACCTCTTTCTATCAAAAGCTGTTTGCAACATTTCATTTGCGCTTCTAATCCAGTTGGACACTGGCTTTCTTAATATGCATATGGTATTGCTACTTTTATTGTAATTCCTTCTGGCGTCCCTCAAGTCTTTCTCATAATCGTGTGGATTATCTAGTTTTGGATCAAAAACCCCTATTTCTAACTTTTCTTTTTTAAACATATCGCTTTCGTTGCAAGAGTTTATAAACTGCACGCCTCCATTGTAGTCTCCTACAATCATAATAATATTAAAACTATCTAAAAGATATTTAAAATAAGTCATATGTTTTTTTAGGTTTGTCCCAGGAAGTGCATAACTGTGGACAACGACACCTTTCTTTTTTTCTGGCATGAGCTTTATAACTTGTATAGCAAAATCATCAGAAGTTTCTGACTCAGACCAAGAGGGGTCAAACGCCATTATATACTCTGCGTCTGGATCGCCAGCCACTTCTACGGCAGGGGATTCCCCATCCTCAATAGTGCATTCAGCCATCTTACTAATCTTAAAATAGCCAGCACTGTCATCGGTAAATTGAGCATTAAACTCTCGGTCGATTTGCGACTGACTCATTGTTCCTCTTGCTTGAGATATTAAGTTTTCATCATATAGGGCTTTTGGGGCGCAATCATAACTAAACTGCATAATGCATCTTCTGCCTTGATTTTTTGCTCCAGGATTAAAGATCATATTCTCATAGGCTTGATACATTTTGTAGAGATATTCAAACTTGTATGATGCTGACGACAAACCAATCATTTTATTAGATGGCCATTCGGTTCTTTCCTCTTCTGTCATCTTGCCAGCCTCAATCATTGCGTCTTCTGCATCTTTAATTTTTTGACGTTCTGTGGGGTTTTCCACAACAGCTAGGAACGGCATAATAACTTCGTTCAAAACTTTTTCTGGCATAAGTAGAAGCTCATCAATAATAATACGCTGGAAACGAAAACCACGAAGCTTTTCTCCGTCACCAAGCGGCAAGGCAGTAATGCGGCTCTTACCAATTTGCATTGACCATTCATCATTAGACTTGCTTACCTTGCCTATACACTGTCTAAACAGTTCAGCTTTAGGGTCTTGTGATATATCTTCTATTTTACGAAAGATCATCTTAGATTGACGAAACGATTTTGAAATGATTCCAATATGTACACCTTGGTTCATCATTGCGTCTAGCAATGCGAAAATACCAGTAGAGAAAGACTTAGACATACCACGAGACCAGATACCCAAAAAGTAATCGTTCTCCATCATTGCTTTAACTGCCATGTGCTGAAATGGGAATAGCTCGATGCCAGTAAGCAATTCAGTAGTAAAGGTTACATTTTCCTTTAAAAATTTATACAACCAAATTTTCGCTTTAGTGTCCTCAAGATAACCCTCAAGACCCATAACTTGATTATTAACTGGCTCCCTCTTTAAAGGCTTTTGATTTCCTATATCCCAACTCATCTTTCCTCCTTGTCTAAAAAATATTGCACGTCTACGTCCCAAAGCTTTTTGCCCAGACTTAAAAGTTTAGGTATAATTTCTTCACTATGGCTCCTACTGTCTGTAAATACAAATTGGCAATGACCCGCGAACTCGTGTTGGACAGAAATTAAGTTAGAGAAAACCCATCCTAGTTTAGAAACTCTTCTCCCTTTTGTGAACATAGCTTCTTTTTCTATTGCTTTAAGAGATTTTTCCACAACAATATACATATAGCTATCTAGCTCAACACATCTTTTCATCTCTCTTCTAAACCTATCTACTTGTCCTCCAAAGGTTGATAAAAAATCGCCAGCGCTTTTTCTATCTACAAATGTATTAGTAAAATCATCTCCACCCAAAGTGTAATCTCCAAAGTCTAACTTTAAAATTGTGGATTTATTGAACTCTAATGGTTGCTGCTCCCTAGTGTCGATCAGAACTTCAACTTCCACATTATTCATAAATTCCTTTGGCATTCCCTTGTAGAATATGGGCTTCGATCCCATAGCCTCACAAGCATTGGTATATGTACCGAAGTGTTTTTTATAAAGATCTATATCTGGCAACTGTCGTTTGAGAAGCTCTAAATGAAAGGGTGCATTCTTATATTTTTTTCTTTCAATTCTTTTTTTACCTAACTCAATAATATAGCTCTTGACTTCTTCATCTGGCGCAGACTCGCACCACTTTACAAGTTGTGATCTATTGATAAAATCATTTTCAAAGTATTCGTCTTTTTTCTTAAAGGGTAGCGGGTTGCCATTTAACTTATTAAACCTTGGGTAATGTTTAATATAATAGTCAGCTACATACATCTTGTGTGCCTTAAGATGCGCATGAAGGCTTTTTTCTGAGTTAAACTCAGCTTCACATTCTTTACATTTATAAGACATCTTCAATACCGATCCCTAGAACACGAGCCTTCCATGCGGCCATACCTTCGAGACGTTGAGCCTCTTCTTTAATTACTTCCTTTTGCATTTCAGCTATTCTAACCATATTTTGTCGCTCTTCTTCTTCCTGAAA